GTGATTAATAGTGCTGTAACAAAGGGATTGCTGACACAAGCCCACCCATTACCACAATTGGAAGATATTGACGAAGAGAAGCGACAGGAAAACATCCAGAGAATTAAGGATATGGTAAAGGGAATTGGAGAGATTAAATGAGCGAGATAACATGGAAGCTGGATGACATGGTGGGGTCGGGTACATCACTCAGAGGAAAAGTGGTTACCACATATGAGAAATTAGTCGAGGTCTTTGGTAATCCCAATATAGGGGCTTCCGATAAGGTTTTTAACAATTGGGGGTTGCAGTTTGAAATAGGTGACCCTGTATTGGATGATTGGGACATCATTAACGCCACAATATACGACTGGAAAGAACCACATGGGAGTGCCAGTCACTATGGCGAATATGAATGGCATATCGGCGGTGATAATTATCAAAGTGTTGAACTCGTATATGAGGCATTAGGAAAATGATGAACATTATTTCACTGGGTGCTGGTGTGCAGTCCACCACGATGGCACTCATGGCAGCAGAGGGAGAACTAACCCCAATGCCTGACTGCGCGATCTTCGCCGACACAGGTGCTGAACCAAAACACATTATGGACTTCTTGGATTACGTCGAATCCCTAGTGCCGTTCCCAGTGTATCGGGTGATGGAGGGTGAGGGGTTGGAGGTGTCCACAATCGACTCAGTGAAAGGGGGTAGGTTTGCTGGCCCGCCGTTCTTCACTGAGTCAAAAGGTGGGGGGGGGATGCTCAGACGGCAATGCACTCGCGAATTTAAGATCACGCCTATTGAGAGAAAGGTGCGTGAGTTGGTGGGATTGAAGAAGGGTCAGCGTGGGCCTAAAGAGATCGCAGTGCGTCAATGGATCGGCATCTCAATGGATGAGCGTACTCGGATGAAACCGAGTAGAGTGAAATGGATCGAACATACTTGGCCTTTGATTGATGTGCAGATGCATCGCCACCACTGCATCAACTGGATGCGGGAGCACGGATACCGAGAGCCAAGCAAATCGGCTTGTTATTTTTGCCCTTATCACGACAATGCCACTTGGCAGAACATGAAAGACCACGACCCTGATTCTTGGGAACGTGCCGTCAAGATGGATGAGTCAATCCGTAACGGTGTCAGAGGCACACCCGAAAAACTGTATCTCCACCAATCCATGCAACCACTTACCGAATGTGATTTCGACCCTGCGCGAGACCAGATCGATATGTTCGGAAACGAATGTGAAGGAATTTGCGGGATTTGATGTCACCCACTCAACTGATATTGGGGTGATATGAGCGTAACAGATGTGAAAAAAGTTAGACTCACACAGTTAGATGGCACATTGCCTAACCTTGCCCTAATGAAATTATCTCATTACCACAAGGCTAAAGGCGATGAAGTCCACTTCTATAAAACAGCAACAAAAGATATGTTTGAGCCAGACTATGATGTTGTTTATGGATCGTCAATTTTTACTTATGAAGATAAGAGAGATAGGTTTCTTAATTCATTTCCTGATGCTGTTGTGGGTGGTACTGGTTTTGGTAGTAAAACAACTGTTGAACATTTAATAGGTAGTCCAGTTTACGAAAATTATGATTATGAAATTTATCCTGAGTTTGAAAATAGTATTGGATTTTCTCAGAGAGGGTGTCGATTAAAATGTAAGTTTTGTGTTGTTGGCGGAAAAGAGGGGAAGAATTCACATAGCAATTGGATAGATGAAATATGGCGAGGCAATCCCCACCCGAAAAACATTCTATTGCTTGATAATGACTTCTTTGGTCAGCCCGATTGGGAGGTTAAAAGTAAACAAATAATCGAAGGAAAGTACAAGGTGAATTTTAATCAAGGAATTAACATACGCTTAATTACCGATGAGGTTGCTGAAACACTACCAAGCATTAAATATTATGATGTAGATTTCAAAACGAGAAGGCTTTACACAGCTTGGGATAATCTTGGAGATGAGAAAATTTTTTTGAGAGGTGTAGATAAGCTGTTAAAAAATGACATTCCACCTAGACACCTTATGGTTTATATGTTGATAGGCTATAAGAAAAACGAGACTATGGAAGACATTATGTATCGTTTCGATATGCTGAATGATCTAGGTTGTGTTCCATATCCGATGGTTTACAATAACGAAAGCAAAGAATTAAAGAGATTTCAACGATGGGTGATCAGACATTACTATGAGTTTATTGATTGGCAAGACTACACAACAACAAGATCATCCTTTTACAAAGATGATGCACAAGAGGAAATATTATTTGCAGGGCAATAATATCCCTTGATGAGCATAAAGACTGAAAATGGTCGGCGCGGGTTTCCATGTCAGATGTTCAATACACCAGTTTCAATTACGATGTGGTTGTATGGGAGAGAATCATTGGTGACAAAAGACGAGCGCACAAGATATGAAAGATTGTCAGATTTGGGTTGTGCAGTCTGTAGAAAACCAGCGCAAATTCATCATCTGATAGGCTTGCGTTATCGTGGAATTGGCCAAAGAGCACACTGGACAAACACAATCGCACTATGCGAGGAGCATCATACTGGTGAATACGGCATCCACGCGATCGGCCAGAAAACATGGGAGAAACAATTCGGTAAGCAAGAGCGTTTTCTCGCGCAACAAGATAGATTGATTACTTTTTCCAAATAGCAAGCTTCCGAAAGGGGGCATTTTTTGTGCTAAACTTAATTCTTCCTTACCCTCCATCAGTCAATCAATACTACCGGATGTGGCGCGGGCGAATAGTTAAATCGCCAAAAGGCACAAGTTATGCAAAAGATGTGGCGTATTACTGTCGGAATGAGGGGATAAGGGTGGAGTTGGACTGTCGATTGAAAGTGGATATACTTGTTTTCCCGCCGGACAACAGGCGCAGGGATTTGGACAATGTTCTAAAAGCCATATTGGATTCGTTGGAAGATGCAAAGGTGTTCAAGGATGATTCGTTGATTGATGATCTCAGGGTGAGAAGAATGGACACATTCAAGGATGGCAAAATAGAGATTGGAATAGAAATCATAGAGTTATGAAACAACAAGTTAAGCGAAGTAAAATCAAGGAAAACCCCAATAATCCTAGAATAATCAAAGACCACAAATACTATTTGCTTGTTAAGTCACTGCAAGAGTTCCCTGAAATGCTAAAGCTGAGACCTATTGTAGTTGATGAAGATATGATGGTGCTTGGTGGTAACAAGAGATTGAAGGCAAGTAAAGATGCAGGGCTTAAAGAGGTGTGGATTGAAATAGCTGAAGGGCTTACTGAAGCACAAAAAAAAGAATTTGTAATTAAAGATAATACAAATTATGGAGAATGGGATTGGGACATATTGGCAAATGAATGGGATAGCGTTCAACTTACTGAATGGGGTGTAGATGCATGGCCAAATCAAGATGATATAAAAGTAGAACCGATAGCAGGGCTGACTGATGACGATGATGTTCCAGAGGCAGAAGAAAGTATATGCAAGGCAGGGGATATATGGGTACTGGGCAACCACCGCTTGTTGTGCGGGGATGCGACAAAGAAGGGAGATGTTGAACGATTGATGGATGGGCAGAAGGCAGATATGGTGTTTACAGACCCGCCTTATGGGATGAATGCTGTTAAAAATAGTGGTGTATTATCAAAGAAATATAAAGATATTATAAATGACGATTCAATTAATGTTGCGATTAATTCGTTTGAATTATTAGATGATGATATTCCTGCAATATGGTGGGGGGCTAATTATTATGCTAACATATTACCAAATAAACCACACTGGATAGTATGGGATAAGAACAATGGTGGAAGCGACCAAATGGATTGTGAATTGGCTTGGACAAACCTAAAAGGAGTTACTCGTCAATTCACTCTTTCGTCAGAAAAGAAAAACAGAGTACATCCAACACAGAAACCAGTTGAATTAATTAATTGGTCATTAGATAAAGTCAAACCACAAACTGTATTAGACCTATTTCTTGGCTCTGGCTCAACACTAATCGCCTGTGAAAAGACAGGAAGAAAATGCTATGGCATGGAGATTGATCCGCATTACTGTGATGTAATAGTTAAACGCTGGGAAGAATTCACCGGGAACAAGGCGGAAAAGTTAGATGGCAAGACCGAAAAAGTATAACATCGACAAAAAACAAGTTCAAAATCTCGCTAGATTTGGCTGTACCAATGTCGAAATAGCAGATTTTTATGGGTGTGATGAAAGCTTAATCCGGCACAGTTATTCCGAATACCTGACAAAAGGGAGATCAGAGCAGAAATTACGATTAAGGCAACTTCAATGGGCATCTGCTGAAAAGGGAAATATCGTAATGCAGATATTTCTGGGAAAGAACATTCTGGGTCAAACCGACAAGCAAGAAATAGCTTTAGATGCTGATATGAGTTTGGAAGTTCAATTCATAGGATAGTGGAAAACAAACGTGGTCGTATAAAATTATCAAAAGCATTTAGGCCATTATTTAAGCCCAAAAGATATAAGGTTTATTACGGTGGTCGAGGTGCTGGTAAGTCATGGTCGTTTGCTTATGCCTTATTGATTATTGCTGCAAGAAAAAAAACCCGTGTGTTGTGTACAAGAGAAGTTCAGGCATCATTGCGGGATTCAGTACATAAGTTGTTAAGTAGTTGTATAGAAGCTAACAATTTACAAAAGTTTTTTACAGTCACAAGAGATGGTATCTGCGGAAACAACGGTTCAGAATTTATCTTTCACGGTCTAAAACAAGACCCAATGCAGATTAAGTCATTAGAAGGTGTAGACATTTGTTGGGTAGAGGAAGCACAGAGGATTAGTAGTGAGTCATGGGATATATTAGTTCCGACGATCCGTAAGAAAGGTTCAGAGATATGGGTGAGTTTTAATCCAAATTTAGAATCAGACCCGACTTACCAAAAGTTTGTAATCAACCATAGAAATGATTGTTTTTTAAGGAAGGTTAATTATGACGAAAACCCTTTCTTAGGTGATGAGTTAAAGGCTGAACTGAACTATCTGAAAGCAGAGGACTATGACCATTATAAGCACATTTGGGAAGGAGACTGTAAAACCTTCTCAGTGTCGCAGATATTCAGACACAAATTCCATATAACAGATTTTGTTGCCCCTGAAGGAACTGTGTTTTATTATGGATTAGACTGGGGTTTCTCTCAAGACCCTACAGCGGTGTTAAGATGCTATGTTTGTGATAATATCTTATACATAGATTATGAAGCAGGCGGTAGGCAGGTAGAATTAGACAACACTTATAAGCTAATAGATTCCATACCAGAAGCAAAAAAATACACAATAAGGGCAGATTCAGCTAGACCAGAGAGTATCAGTTTTATAAAAAGACAAGGTTATAAAATAGAATCAGTGTATAAATGGAAAGGTAGTGTTGAGGATGGGATTGAATTCATTAGAAGTTTCAGGCAAATTTATATACATTCAAGGTGTTTAGAGGTGGCAAGTGAGTTTGTTAAATATAGTTACAAGGTAGATAGAGCAACAGGTGATGTTTTGCCACATATAGTCGATGCACATAATCACTTCATAGACGCATTAAGGTATGCACTTCAGCCAATGATAAAGTGTAAAAACACAAAACCATTAATTTCAAAGGTGGTAGGGATATGATTGAAAGTAGACATCCACAGTACAAGAGTTTAGTCCAACAATGGAAAAGATGCAGAAATTGCTATCAAGGTGAGGATGCGGTTAAAGCTCAAGGAACAGATTATCTCCCAAAATTGTCCCGGCAAAGCGATGATTCATATTTTGCATATAGGCAACGTGCGTCATTCTTTAATGCGGTCAAGAGGACTGTAGATGGGTTGACCGGGGCTGTAATGAGGCTTAATCCTGTGATTGAGAATGGTAATGATGAGTGGACTAAGGACATAACTGGAACAGGTGTGCATCTGAACGATTTTGTATTTTATTTGTTATCAGAGCAAATATTGATGGGCAGGCAGGGAATATTAGTAGATCATAATGGAGACAGACCCTATTTGACGGGCTACACGACAGAACAGATACCCAACTGGATGGATGATCGGATTATTCTCAAGGAGGAGTATAGAAAAACCAACCCTGATAATTTTTATGCCAGTGAGTATGAGACTCAATATCGAGAGTTATTGAAAGAAGATGGTAAATATCTGGTAAGGATATGGAAAAAAAATGCGGAACAAGTGTACAAGGTAGTTGAAGAGATATTACCAAGCCAGAGAGGGAAAACATTGTCCAGTATTCCCTTTATCGGGCTTTCAGTTGATGGTATTAACCTCAAGCCAGAAGTGCCTCCAATGTTAGGGTTAGCAGATATGAACCTCTCGCATTATAGGACGAGTGCAGACCTAGAACATGGAAGGCATTTTACCGCTTTACCCACTCCTTATGTAACAGGGGTAGATGCTGAGTCTGAGCTAAGTATTGGAGCAGAATCAGCATGGGTGCTACCAGACCCATCAAGCAGGGCAGGGTATTTAGAATTCAGCGGGCAGGGATTACGCGCTTTAGAGACAGCGATGGATCAGAAGCGTTCCATGATGGCATCACTTGGGGCGCAATTACTTGAAGGGCAAAAAGCAGGAGTGGAGGCAAGCGAAACACTCAGGCTTAGACAAAATAGTGAGATGTCTGCCCTAATGAAGGCGGTTAAGACTGTAGAAAGTGGCTTAAACCATGCGTTTGAATATATGACAGAGTGGGAAGGTGGCAACCAAATAAGTGTATCTATTAACACCGATTTCTCAGATACAAAGATTGACCCACAAGTAATGACAGCGTTAATGCAAGCATGGCAATCTGGAGCAATCAGTCACGAAACATTCTTATGGAACTTGAAGCGAGGGGAGATTCTACCTTCTGGGGTGGAGATAGAGGATGAGCGAGATCGCATTAATCTTCAGGCAGGTATTATTTTGGAAGATTAGCGGTGGATAAGTTCAACAAGGTAGAAGTTCATGCGTCTGCTGTATCGTCAGAGTGCTTTGAAATGACAATAGATGATAATGAAATACGCAACATTGTCGAATGGGGCGTTGGTGGCAAAGCTGGTGAAGTGACTACGGTCACTATTAAATTTATTGCTGACGTATATCATGACGACTGTTAATGATAAAGCGTTAGACCAAATTACAGGTCATAGCGTTGATTTGCTAAGAGTTGAAGCAGGACTGCGGGAAAAAATATTAGATGAGCTGGATGTGCTTGCGGTAACTCTTGTTAAAAAGTTGGAAAAAGCAAAATTACACGAAGTTGAAAAAACAGCAACACAGAGGAAGAGACTTGAAAAACTGCTCTCTCAAACAAAAAAAACAATAAGCACAGCATACAACGATATTGATAAAATAGAGGATAAAGAACTTATTGATTTAGCGAGGGTAGCAGAGGCACAGGCTGTAATGACGATTAATACAGCAATCAAGGCCAGCACTTTAAGTGTTGGAATGAGCAAAGAGATGTTAGAGTCTATAGGAAAGGACACCTTAATTACGGGCGCACCAAGCAAAGAATGGTGGCAACGTCAGTCCCAGACATTTGAATCAACGTTCAAGGATACAGTCCGGCAAGGGCTGTTGTCTGGAAAAGTAACGTCAGAAATTGTAAAGGAGTTGATGGGAACAAAAACCGCAAGGTATAAAGACGGTAAACTAGAACCAAGGCGCAGGGGGGCAGAGGCATTAGTTCGAACATCGGTACAGGTGGTAGCAAATGAGGCAAGGTTGCAGACCTATGAAAATAATAATGACATCGTAAAGGGAATTGAGTGGGTATCCACTCTTGATTCTCGCACCAGTCCTATCTGCCGGGTACTCGATGGGCTGATGTGGGACAACGAGCGCAAGCCCATAAATCATTCAAGGCACTACCCCGGCGCAACCGCTCATTGGAATTGTAGAAGCACACAAGTTCCCATTCTCAAGTCATGGGAGGAGTTGGGGGCAAAAAAGAAATTTAAGGAGATACCAGAAGGAACAAGAGCCAGCATGGATGGACAGGTATCTGCTAAAGAAGGTTATGAGGATTGGCTGATACGACAAGGTAAGGAAAAGGGCGAAAAGTTCCAGAAGGACATTCTTGGTAAAGGCAAATGGGAGTTGTGGAAAGCGGGCAAGGTTGGGTTTACTGATTTAGTGGATCAGACAGGCAATCCGGTTTCGTTAGGGGTGTTGAGAGGGAAGTTAGGGATTGAGAAAAAACAGAAGAAATGACCTAAACAACGGAAAAGTTTGAAAAGCAGATACTTTTTACCAAATTACAGCAGGAACAATATCAGATGGTTTAACGGGCAATCGGAGACTAAAAATGAGCGAAGAAATCACATACACAGCAGAGCAATATGAAGAGATTAAAGGGAAGTTGGATGAGTTTCGTGGAAACAATGTGAAGCTGATGAAGGATATGGATGCTTTGCAGAGCAAATTTGCTAATGTAGACCTCGATCAGTATGCGAAAATGATGCAGAAACATCGAGATCAGAAAGACAAGAAGCTAATTGATGCTGGCAAGATTGATGAACTTGTGGAAGAGCGTACCGCCCGCATACGGAAAGATCACAATAAAGTCTATAAAGTATTGGAAGAAGAGAATAGTACATACCAAAGACAGCTTGAAGGGTTAATGATAGATTCCGCAGTTAGAGATCAGGCCTCCAAACACGGGGTTTTGCCTACAGCAACCGAGGATATCTTGTTGAGGGCAAAGGCAGTATTTAGGTTAAAAGAGGGTCAGGCAGTACCAATGGATAGTGATGGAAATGTAATCTATCTTGCAGGAGCTACTGAGCCAATGGGAGTGGACTCATGGGTAAAAGGCTTAACCGAAACGGCTCCGCACCTGTTCGCCTTATCTAATGGAGGCGGTTCTCAGCATGGGTCTGGTGGTGGAGAAGATGGCAGTAATACTGTGACGAGAAAAGAGTTCGATGCAATGACTCAGAAGGAAAGGTCAGGATTTTCGAAGAAGGGAGGAAAAGTAGTTGACAACCATTAGTAAATGAACTAAAACTACAAGTGTGGCAGAGTCACTTTTGTGGATTGCAGCGCAATCACAGGCAAGAGGACTCAATGTCCTCGGAATACTTTTTTAATTATTTGAGGACATATCATGGCAAACACACTTACCAACTTGGCTGGTGATATTTATAAGGCAGCCGATACAGTTGGACGAGAACTTGTTGGGTTTATCCCATCATCAACTATCAATGCAAAAACCGCGCGTGTCGCACTAAACGACACAGTACGTTCACATTTCACACGCTCCGCATCTGCTACAAACATCACTGAGTCTATGACTATCCCGCAAGGGACAGACCAGACGATTGATACCAAGACGATGACGATTGATAATGCTCGCGCAGTTCAGATTCCTTGGACGGGCGAGGATATTCAGCACGTCAACAATGGGTCAGGGTATGAGACTATTTATGGTGATCAGATTGCTCAAGCAATGCGGACTCTTACCAATGAAATAGAAGAAGACCTCTGGCAAGCTGCTTATCGAGGAGCGTCAAGGGCTGTTGGAACCGCAGGAACAACTCCATTTGCAACAACTTTCGCTCTAGTTGCTTCAGCAAGACAGATTATTGCTGATAATGGTGGTGTGACTAATGATGGCCGGTTGAGTTTGGTTCTTAGTACAACTGCTGGTACAAACTTGCGAAATCTGGCTCAGTTACAGAAAGTAAATGAGTCCGGTGATGACCTTATGTTACGTCAAGGAACATTGCTTAATTTGCAAGGTTGTATGCTCAAAGAGTCTGGGCAGATTTCCGCTCACACTATTGGAACAGGAACAAACTACCAATTGAGTGCTGCTGGGTCAGTAAATGATACGACAGTATCAGTAGATACTGGTTCTGGCACTATTCTTGCTGGTGATATTGTTACTATTACAGGCACTAGCGACAATTATGTGGTCAACACCGCACTAACTGGTGGTGATATCGTAATTGGTAGCCCCGGTTTACAGGCAGCAGAAGACGATAATGATGGTGTAACAGTAGGAAATGCTCATACACCTAATGTGCTTTTCCATCAGTCAGCAGTAGAACTGGCAATTCGCGCTCCTGCTACTCCTGATGGGGATGCCGCAACTGACAGCATGATGGTTCAAGACCCACATTCTGGATTGGTATTTGAAATCAGGGTGTACAAGGGTTATCGCAAGCAGATGGTAGAAGTGGCCTCCGCTTGGGGAACTAAAGCATGGAAGCCTGACAATATCGCAATTATCATGGGTTAATCTAAGATCAGCCCCCTTCAGCAATTGCTGTTGGGGGCATCTTATTTGGGGTGTAGTCATGGGAATCAAGAAGGTAGTAAAGAAAAAAGCAGTAAAGAAAAGCAAGTTAGTCAAGATGAAAAGGGGAGAGCAGAGCGCAGACGTTCATCCCGAAGAAGTTGATAATTATAAGAAAGCAGGATGGACTAAGTAGTGGCTTTAGATGCGACTATTGGTGGCACATCTTCTGACAGTTATATAACTGTTGCGGATGCAGACACCTACCATGGTAACAATCTTAATGTCACGGATTGGACGGGAGCCTCTACCGCAGACAAAGAAAAGGCTCTTAAAATGTCTACCCGGCTTATGGATGAGCGGATAGATTGGATTGGGGAAAAGAACACTGACACTCAAGCGTTAAGATATCCAAGGGCAGGGGTGACTACTCCTGACGGGTATTCAGTTGAGACAACAGAGCTACCTACACCTGTTACCAATGCTTGTGCAGAATTTGCCAAATATTTAATTGCTTCAGACAGAACTGGTGACGCAAGCGGAAAAGGGATTACAAGCGTTGGGGTTGGGTCTGTTAGTTTGACATTTGATAAGACTGACACCGCAGACGTATTGCCCAGTATTGTTAGTGAAATGCTTAGAGGCTGGGGGGTTATCCATGAACGGGCCAAATTCGGCGTTGCTACTGTATTGAGAACATAATGGGTTTGCGCTCAAGTATTGCTTCCGCAGTAGATTCAGCGTTTGTTGCTGTTGGTGATATTGCAGAAACCATTACCTTCAGGAAGAGAACAACGGGTAGTTATACCACGTCAAGTGGTGTTGTTACCCATACGGACTCTGACACATCAATAAAGGCGATAGTGACTCCTCAAGCTGGTTCATCTGTCGATAAAAACTTTATAACGACAGAGCATGGTGGTGCTTTAGAATTCACAATCAAGGCATCAGATATTACTGGGACACCCGACACAAACGATCAAATAGTAAGAGATGGGGAAGTATATAGCGTTAATCAGATTTCGTTTGATCCGGCAGGGGCTACATATCAAATAATTGGCGAGAGAATGGGATGACTTTTGCACTAGACATAGAAAAGTTCTCTAAAGATGCAGGCTTAGAAATTAATCTTGTTGTCAGAAAAATCTCTCTGGATGCTTACACAAGAGTTACAAAGAAAACTCCTGTGGACACCGGAAGAGCAAGGGCTAATTGGAATCTATCGGTGGGAAATATTGATGACACTACTACGCAGTCTGTGATGCAAAAAAGCCCAATGCTCCCAAAAAATACAGGGTTGGATAAGGCGATTTACATAACGAATAGTTTGCCATACATAAATAGGTTGGAGCATGGTTGGAGCAAGCAAGCTCCCCACGGCATGGTTGGTGTAACGATGAATGAATTAAAAGTAGGAATGAGTAAGTATGTCATGGGTAAGTGAAAGAGCAAGTATCGAGGGGAGGCTTAATACAAATTGGTCTACTACGAATATTGCGTATGACAATGTGGATTTTGACCCACCGAATAATACCGCATGGGTGCGGTTGACGATCTTAAATGGCGAGACTTTATATAGAACGATTGAGGCAAAAAAAAGGCATACAGGGGTAATTGTTATTCAAGTGTTCTGCCCAAAGAATCAAGGTAGCAATACCGGGAAAGGTTATGCAGATACTCTTGCCGGGATATTTGAAGATAGCTCTTTTGATGACGTTGTTTGCAGAACCGCAAGTATTGAAAACCTTGGATACCACCAAGACTGGCATCAACTAAATGTATCTATACCTTACTGGAGAGATGAAACATGAAGAGTATTGTTCTTTATCCCCCAAAAGGGGGCGAACCAATTAAGGCTCATCCCGGCAAAGTGGATGAACTGAAGAGCTTTGGGTGGACTACCGAGCCAAAGTGTAAAACTAAGCCTGTTAAGGCGAAACTAACCAAGAAAGAGGTAAATGAAAATGGGTAATCATACGGGAACAGATGGAGTGGTAAAGGTTGGGTCGGATACTGTTGCAGAGGTAAGAGAATTCAGCCTTGATGAAACCGCAGACACTATTGAAGATACAACTATGGGCGACTCCGCAAGAACCAAAAAAGCTGGATTGCTTAGTTCATCAGGATCAATGAGTTGCT